TGCAACTGATTTTCCAAATGCTACAGGTTTTCGCGCACAAGTTAAAGATGCTATAAATAGTTCAATACAAGAAATATCCCAAAGAGAATTTGAATTTCCTTTTAACTTTACTGCTGGTTCTCTAACACTAGTAGTAGGCACACAAGAGTATGCGTTAGAGTCTGATTTTAAAATAGCTGATTGGGATTCATTTAGAATAAACTATAATGAAAGTAGTAATCATTCAGCACGTAATTTAAAACTAATCGACTATGATACATTTATAAAAAGATTTTTTGAAAGAGATTCAGAAGCAAGTACAGGTGACTATGATCAACCTGTTTATATTTATCGCACATTAGATAATAAAGTAGGATTTACTCCTAGACCTGATGCTACGTATAGTGTAAGCTATAGTTACTTTGCATACGCTACTGATTTGTCTAATGCAACAGACACTATGACGGTTCCAGATGCATATAAGCACGTAGTTATAGATGGTGCGTTATACCATTGCTTTATGTTTAGAGATAATTCTCAACAGGCTCAGTTAGCTAAAGTAAAGTATGATCAAGGAATTGATCGAATGAGAACCTTATTAATTAATAGATTTACAGACGTTAGAGATACTCGCGTAAGTAGATTAATAAATGTACCTCATGGTAATGGTTAATGGTAGATGCTTTAAAGGATGTAACAGTCCTCTCTAGGGGTGGGTTATTTACTAATGAAGATGCTTTATCTTTAGCTAATACTAATCCTGGCTCTGCTTTGCGTATGTTAAATATGGAAGTATCACAGTTTGGTGGGTATAGGCGTATTAGTGGATATGCTGATTATAATTCTACTTATGGAACAATAGCAGGAGTAGGACCAGTATTAGGTGTTTGGATATTAAATGGAATACCTTATGCAGCCAGAAGAAATATAAAAGATCATAATGGTTCATTAGGTTCTAATCCTTTCGTAGTTACTAGTGGTAGTGCTACTATAACAGTTACACATAGTAGTCATGGATTAGTAGTAGGAAATAGAGTACAGTTTTCAGGGTCTAGTGCTGTTGGTGGAATTACACCAAATGATGTAGATATGGAAATATTAACAGTAGCAGATACTAATACTTACACTGTGGCGTTTACATCCGCAGCATCTTCTGGTGCTACTAGTGGTGGAAGCTCAGTAAAATTTAAAGCAAATTCGATAACGCAAGACTTACCTAACAATCCTTTTGCAGTAACTAATGGTAGTTCAACAATAACAGTTACACACAGTAATCATGGTTTATCTGTAGGACATAAAGTAACATTTACAGGTAGTGCAGCTATAGGAGGTATAACTCCCAACGCTGTTGAAATGACAGTTGCAGGTGTACCAGATGCTAATAGTTATACTGTATCTTTTACGTCTGCTGCATCATCAACTGCCAGTGGTGTTGGGGGAAATTCAGTAACAGCTACATATAGTCAATCGTATTCTATATATAAATTTACAACTTCTGGATGGGTTTCTGTATTTGGAAATAGATCCAATATAGGAGTTACAAAATTAAGAACGTCTGAAAATTCATTTACAGGTACTGAGTCTGTTATTATATGTGATGGTACAAACACACCAGCAAAAATTACATCAGCAGGTGTTGCTTCTCAATTAATTACTAGTCAAGATGGTGATCCTACAAGTGCAAAATTTACTACAGATTTTAATGGTTATCAAATATATGGGGGTTTTAGTTCAAGTAAAAATACACTTTTACATAGTAAACCTAACGTAGATGATAATTTTGTAAATTCCGCAGGGGCAGGAGATGTAAATTTTTCTTTTAATATAACAGGCATAGCAAAATTTAGAGATGCTTTATTTGTATTTGGAAAAGATAGAATAAAAAAACTTGTACCTGCATCATCTGGAGTATTTTCTCAACAAGAAGTAACAAATAATATCGGATGTATTGCCACAGATAGTATTATTGAAATAGGTGGTGATGTATTATTTTTAGCCTCTGACGGTATTCGACCTATTCAAGGAACTGCCAGAATTGGTGACGTAGAACTTGAAACTATTTCTAAACCTGTACAACAGTTGCTGCAATCACTGCCTAGTACACATGACTTAGAAAATATGTCTTCTGTGGTTATTAGAAATAAATCTCAGTTTCGTTACTTTTTTCCTAAAACAACTACAGCAGCTTCAGATACAAGTGGGATAATAGGTGGACTTAGGTTTGCAGATAGAAGAATAGGATGGGAGTTTGGTGAACTACTAGGAATAAGAGCTTTTGTTGCTACTAGTGGATTAATAAATAACGTAGAAGTAGTATTACATGGAGATTTAAACGGTGAAATATATCAACAAGAATCTGGTAATACTTTTGATGGTGGTGATGTTACGGCAGTTTACGCAACTCCCTTTTTATATTTCGACTCTACCGAAAAACGCAAAATATTCCAACACGTATCGTTATTTACTAGACCAGAGGGGTCTTCCAGTTTGAACTTAGGTATAGCTTACAACTGGGATGACAATAATACGCCAGATCCTACTACATATTCATTAACGACAGCAGGAGCTTTATCAAGATATACTACAACTAATAGTACTTACGATGCATCATTTACGTTTGATGGATCATCAAGTCCAGTATTAGAAACAAATATAGAAGGATCAGGGAGAGCAATATCTTTGGTCATAACATCAACTGGAACCCAAGCACCTTACAGTGTTAGTGGGTTCTCCATAACTTATCAGGATGCAGGATACAGATAATGGCAGGATATACTAGACAATCAGCAGCACAAATAGTTAGCGGTGAGGTTATCTCAGCAGCACCACTTAATGCAGAACTTAACCAAGTTTTAGCATCCTTTAATGAAACGTCAGGTCACTCACATGATGGGACATCAGCAGAAGGTCCACCTATAGATAGAGTAGCTGATGCTGACCAAAGAAATAAAGTATTAGTGGACACAACAAATAATCACATTGAATTTTATAATGAAGTAAGTGGTGCATCAGCACAACAACTACACATCCAACCTGCTGCTATGCTTCCTACAACTAGTGGGGTTTTTGATCTAGGAAGTGCAAGTAAAAAATTTAAAGATATACATTCATCAGGTACTACAAGAATAACAACAGGTGTTGTATCAGGTACACTAGGCGTTACTGGTGTATTATCGGGTACTACCATAGAAGCAGATACTGCTATTTCTCCTAATGCTTCTGATGGTGCTTCTTTAGGTACTACATCAAAAGAGTTTAGCGATTTATATTTAGCAGATGAGGCTGTAATAGCACTAGGAGAAGATCAAGATGTTACTTTTACCCATGTTCATAATGCTGGAGTACTTCTTAATTCTACTAATAAGATACAGTTTAATGATACCTCACAATTTATTCATGGCTCTAGTAATGCTATACTATCTCTTGGAGCTACAGATGAAATAGATCTTACTGCTACAAAAANACAAATAAATGGGGTAGCTGAAATTACAGGTAATAGTACTGTTGGTGGAACTTTAATATCTACTGGTAAGATTACTGCTGATGCTGGTATTGATATAGATAACTTTAACATTGAGGGTACAACCATCGCACTATCTTCTGGTGATATGTTATTAGATAGTGCAGGAGATATTATACTTGATGCAGATGGTGCTGATGTAGTTTTAAAAGATGCAGGTACTCAGTACGGTGCATTTACTAATAGTAGTGGTAATCTTATTGTTAAATCTGGTTCTACTACCTCTGCTACATTTGATGGAGCTAACGTAGCATTTGCTGGTACTGTTAGTCCTACTAGTCACTTAGATATGCCTGACTCTGCTATAGTTAAGTTAGGTACTGGTGATGATTTACAGATACAGCATGATGGTACAAACTCACTTATAGCTAACTCTACTGGTACATTAAAGATTGCTACGGAGTCAAGTGGTATTCCTGTAACAATAGGACATACTACATCTGAGGTAACTATAGGCGATAACTTAACTGTTGCAGGTAATCTTACAGTTACTGGTACACAAACAGTTGTAGACACTGTTACAATGAATGCTGCAAATGCAATCGTGTTTGAAGGTGCTACTCCAGATGATCACGAAACTACGCTTACTATAGTAGATCCTACTGCTGATCGTACAATTAACCTACCTAATCAATCAGGTACAGTACCTTTATTAGCTGCTGCAAGTAATACAGCAGTTACTGCTACTCCTGCTGAGTTAAACATTATGGATGGTGATACATCAGCTACTAGTACTACAGTAGTAGATGCAGATAGAGTAGTTGTTAATGACAATGGTACGATGGTACAGGTAGCAGTTACAGACTTGGCTGCATACTTTGATGACGAAATAACTGCAATGCCTAACTTGATAACTACGGCAGCTACTACAGTAGGAGCGTTGGACAGTGGTAGTATTACTAGTAACTTTGGTGCAATTAATAACGGTGCTTCTGCCATAAGTACTACAGGTACTATATCCTTTGGATCACTTACTGATGGCTCTGTAACAATTACAGACATAGCTGACGAAGATGATTTTAGTAGTAATAGTGATGCTAAACTAGCTACACAACAAAGTATCAAAGCATATATAGAAGCTAACAGAGATGTTCAAGGTGTTCAAGCTACTGGAGCAGAAATAAATACATCCTCTGATGGAGATACTACAGTCGGTACTACA